TCAGCGAAAGCTTTTTCTTGGTTCTCAAGAACAACCGCAGTTACTCTGCGTTTGTGCTGATCAGTTATACTGCCAGCTTCTTCAGAATCAAGTACAGGGGCCCATTTTTCCTGTAGTATTTGTTGATTAATTTCCATTTTAATATTCTCCTTAATATGGATTATTTACGCGAAAGTGCGCTAAGATATGACTTCATTTGATCAGAAATATCTTGGTCTTGTGTATCCTCAGTAATTGCATCTACATCTTTTGCATCTACCGCGGCATCTTTGTTAAGGTAAGATTCCTTAATTGTTGCTACCTTTTTAGCAAAGTCTTCATTAGAGTCGGCTTCAATACCTTCAACTAATTCAGATAATTTTGCAGTTTCAGTTGCAGCTAAACCTTTACATGCTTCACTAACTATTTCTTTTCTTTCAAAAGTTTTAACTTTCTCAGAAAGTTCCATAGCACGAGCAGTAGCATCATTCAACTGAGCTTTAGCATCTTTAGCTTCTTCAGACAGAGAATCTAAGATATCTCCAGCGTCCGTAGGAACATTGATGTGGTGCTCGGCAAATAATGTACCAAGTGATTCAATAAATGATTCAGTGATTTCAGACTTCAAAGAATGCTCAATTGCAACTTCGTTATCTGTCATCCAGTTTTCAACGACATACGTTAAGTACCCGTCTACTTTATCAACTAAATCTTCTTTAATAGCTTCAACTTCACCAGCCAAATCAGATGCATAACGCTCTTCTAATTTTGCTGTTTCAGCGTTGACTTTTGATGTAAGTGCTGCTTCAAAAATAGTAGCCGCTTTATCTTTAAAGCCTTCAGACAATGTGTCCTCGTCCTTAACTAATGCTTCCACGTCTTCTTTGAATTTACCTTTACCTTTTGACTCAACGGTATCACCTTCAGTACCATCATCCGACTTGACTTTCTTTTTCTTAGCCGGTGCTTTACCTTCAGTGTCCTTCTCGTCATCATCTACGACTTCAGTCTTAGCTTTTTTACTTTCTTTCTTAGCTTTGCCTTCTTTCTTAGATGCTTTAGTATTTTCTACTTCACCTTCATCTTCGTCGCCTTCTTCTTCATCGCCCTCTTCTTCTTCATCGTCTTCCACTTTAGCTGCTTTAGCTTTAGCTTTTTCCGCTGCTTCAAAGATTGCGTCAAGGCCTTCTTTAGACATTTCTGTCAAAGAAGCTTGTATTGCTGATACTGTACGAGCTGCTGTTAGAGGTGCTTCGGGGATATCTAAATCCGCTTCAGCTTCTACTTGCGTATCCTCAACAATAACCTCATCTACTGTTTCATCAATACTTTCGTCTTTAATAACTTCAGACATTGTATTCTCCTATAGAGATTATAGTTTAGAGAGGAAATGCTCAAAACCTGCAGACTGTTGCTCTTCCGAGTAACTCTCTTTAATAGGCTCTTTCACTTCTGTCTCACCTTTTTCAATTGTCATAGTATAATGACCAGGTCTATCCATCTCGTAAGATACTCCTTCCATAATGCCATTTACATAAGCATTAGGGGCAGAAGGATCTTGTACGATATCGATAGTGTTAAGTAGAAAATCATCCTTAACATAATTAACCCCGTCTTTCATACTAAGACTTCCCATACCACGACTAGACACTCCAAGTTGTACGCCACCCTCGACCAAACCTTTTACAATCTGACCCATAGGGGTATCCAAAATAAGTGCTTTTCCCATCACATTATTACCATCCCAACTAAGTTCGGTAATTCTGTGAGAAACTTTATCCAAATTAATGGAAGGGCCATCAGGGTGATTCAATTCACCAACTGCACGACCTGTAATAACTTGCTCATTGACAAATTTGTCAACGGCCTGTGTAAGAACTTCACGCGTATATATACGACCGTTTTTGTTCTTGTTTTCTGCTTGCATAAACACACCTTCTAAGAAAGTACTTTTCTTACCGGTTTTTTTATTCTCTTCAATAGAAAAACCAAGTTGGTGTTGAATATATTCCGTAATTAACTTCATTTAAGCTCCCATTAAATTGAGGAAATCCTTTAATCCATCTTCAGCACTTTTCAAATCTTTAAATTTGTCAAGCTTAATTCCATCAATATATAGATTGAATTTGTTTGTTATGACTGCAGATGTTTTCTTTTTCTTTCCAAGTTTGGTTAATTCCTTGGCTACCTTTTCACCCGACGGGAGCTTTAATTTAGCTTCAATTACTTCATTGAATGATTCCTTAAACGTCAGCATCTGTTGCAACTTCTCCCTCTGGTGTCTCCACCGCAGGTTCTTCTACTGCTGGAGCATCGTTCGTCGCTCCATACATTTTAGAAGCAACTTCTTGTTTATGATTATTCAATGCGCTTAATATTTTATCTTGCATAATACTATTAAAAGTATTGTTGCTCTTCTGCGCATCGCCCGTTTTTATATTGTCAATTAGTGTTCTTGTGCTCATAATATCTCTGTATAGTATTTATAAAAATGTTTATTTCCAGTAAACTTTATGTATACTTATTGTTTATATAGGTGCATTTGATAAATCTGGATTAATATCACCTGGTTCGATAGGATCTTTCTTGTTATCCTTCGCTATTTGTTTAATCATCTCATCATCCAATTTCAGAATATTGCGGCGGACCCAGTCTTTAGACCAGAACGTACCAATATATTCGTCCATCATTTGAAGAGTTTCTATACGTTCCTTAAGGATTTCAGTATCTTTAAGTTCAGCATAGTAATTATCTCTAGAATACTCAACAACAATGTCTTCACGGATGTTTACCCAGTCGCTTGGCACTATAATCTTTTTAAGGATCAATTGTCTCTTAAGCGCTTCATAGAATAATGTTGAGAATTTACCACGGCAACGATCTATAAACTTTTGAAATTTAAGTTCATCACGAGTGATTTCTGAGGAACGACCAACAGAAAATGCATCTGCTTCTGTTAATCGTGACATAGGAATATTTAAAGCCCTATATAATTTGTTTTGGAAGTATTGTATATCTTCAATCTCACCAAGGTTTGAACCACCTGGAAGAGTATCGATTTCTGTACCACGGCCGCCTTCTCTACGTGGCAACCAAAAGTCTTCCATGACATTACGATGGATCTTCTCATCTTTTAGATTACCGGTAGAAGGATCATATACAACCTTATTACGATACTTATTCATCGTGTTATTAAGGTATTCTTCAGCCTTACCCTTAGGTAGATTACCTACGTCTATATAAAATATACGACGTTCAGGTGCTCTTGATATACGATAGATGACAAGTGAGTCTTCCATCATACTTAATTGGTTTAAAGGTTTAAGGGCTTTATTTAAGTAGCCAATAACCTTATTGCGTTCTTCGTTTAATAGACCTGAGTTAACTTGAATAATAGCATCAGGATTAATACGTAAGCCTTCTGCGTTATTAATTAATACATCATCTTGATAGAGGTAATATTCTTGGCCTTCTTTTTCAAGTTCAGCACCGGTCTTAGGGTCTTTAACCTTTTCGACTTCTTTAATCTTACGAATCTTTGTTGGATCTATTTGTCTTAGTTCTAATATACCAGCATCAGGCTTAGATTCATTAATAATAACATGATAAAATAAACGTCCATCTACATACCAACGTCTAAATGTATCGTATGATGACATAGAGAAGTTAGTTAAGTTTAGAATTCTATCGAATTCTTCCATGATTAGATCTTTAACATTGTCTGCTTGATCTAAGTTATCAAGATTTAATTTAACAATAATGCCGTTCTCATCTGTGATTGCTTCATTACATATATCTTCAATCGCCATATCCACTTCTGGATATGCTGATATCGAACGGTACTTCATTATTAATAGTTTATCTGACTCGAACTTATCTCCACTAAGATCCATATATTGACCAAAGTGTCCACCAGTTGGGGAAATTTCGTACGCGCCATCCTCATTCTCGGTTGCGAATGATAAAGGTTTCTTTTTATCTTCTATTGCCTTTCGTTTAAACTCAAAGCCAAATAGTGTTACGCCGTTATTTTCTGCCATACATTCCTGTTCCTAATTCACTCTTTCTTAAATATATTTATAACACTTAAGAAAGAGTGCCTTTCGGCACTCCTTATGTTTATCGATGATTTACGTTGTAGTATCAGACTCCCAATATTGAACTTGCAGTTCAACAGTGAATTCTTCAATAACATTTTCTGAATCATACGAAAGTTCAATCGCACCCAAAGTAGTTGGGAAACAACCTCTGATATCGTATTTTTTAATACTAGTACCAGCTTTATCTAGTTGTTCAACGACCATGTCAGCCATATAACTATCTGGCTTGATTATACCAGTATTGTTATTATGACCATTAATCATGTTCATCCAATCTTCATATGCATTTCGTACATCAAAGTCATTGTCATTAATGACCGTGATCGTCCATGGTTCAAATGTTCTATCACCAGCTATCTGTAACGTACGACCCCTAAATGGAACTGGAATAGGAGCAATAGTACTTGCTGGCAACGATGCCATCTTTGTCATGTATGACGCCTTCGTTGAGTTTGGCTTTATAATTAAACCGGGGAAGTTCTGTGTGACCTGAAATAAATTAGGTCTTGCACCGCCACCAATTAATTGGCCTTTCATATCATCTACGCCTAAAATAGCCATTAGTTACCTCCTGCAATTTCAGAAAACTCTACGCCAGTTCTCGTAGCGATAAAGTTTAGTGTTATATAGTTAATAGATCTTGCAGGTTTGACATAAATATCAGCAACAAACTTATTGGTATCAATAATTGCTCCTGTATTATTTGTGCCATCACAAACTACTTTAAAGTCCGTAATACCTCTACGACCCTTAACGTCTCTTAAAAATGGTTCAACCATGTTTCTGAATTGAGCCCTTGTAAATTCATCATTAAATTCGAATAATGATGCTTTCGATGCTGTGCTAACAGCCTTCTCTAATACGATAAACAATCTACGAACGTTAATTCTATCGAACGCTGATGGTTTAGCTTGTAGAGTTTTGTCACCAAATAACACTGTACCCGCACCAGGAAATGTAACAATAGGGTTTACACCTGTCTTGTATAGAGCATCTCTATCTGCCTGATTAGGATTATATGCTAGTTTAGTAACGTTACGAACATTACCACGTGTAAAACCTGCCGGTGAGAACCAAGCATCAGCAACTAAGTCGGCGTTAGCCGTTAGTCCTGCTGTTGATCCAGCCGCACAAATCCAACGATATACATCATTGTACTTGTCATACACATATAGAGAACCAGAATCCGCAAAGCCATAAGACGTTGAGGTTGCTCCTGTTCTCCATGCTGCTATTGCTGTTAAAGCCGCAGCCGCTGTTACATTTACTGTTGCCGCTCTCTCTGGTGAGACAAAGCCAACCGCATCTTTTCTTGCTGCACATAAAGCTGTAATATAATTACTTAGTGTAATATTATCAGTCGCGCTCAGTGAAGAGTTTGATTGAAACATTAAGCTCATGTCCATTGTTTCTGCATCGGCGAAATATGCAAGAGCTGTAGTAGTCTCACCTACAGTTAGTACATTATCATCAATACCACCACTTAAGGCAATATAAAATGATGCAACATTTGTAAATGCATTACTAGTTGCTGATTCACCTGCATCTGTCAAAGCTGCTGGGTGATTACCGATATAGACCCATTCTGACTGGGAATTAACGACATCTTTATAGTATAAAGATTCTCCGCTAGTGCCCTTAACATCACTTGCTTGCGATAGATAAGTAAACTTTTCAAGTATGGTACCTTCTGTACCAGTAATTGTTCCGTTTGTATCATAAACAAATATGTGTATTTCATCATTAGAACCGCCTACCGCTGCTGCTCCTGCTGATGTTCCAGCTATACTTTCAACATGTGTTGCTTGCCATGCTGTTAGTGCTTGTGTTGCTGTCGCGACGGATACACCCACCGCGTTACCTGTAACACCAGGGTATCGGGCTTGCGTCCAGTCTCCTGCTGCAGGTGTTTGACCGTCAAATACGGTCTTGTTTTGTGATAGAATACCAGTACCTGATGCCGTGGCATTTAGTGCTGATGCTCCTACAGCTCTGACAACCTTTAAAGCGCTGCCATAACTTAGAAATTGGGCTGCCGTGAGAACACTTTCAAAAGTATTCGCATCTGGCTTTCCAAACGTTTCGATCAGTTGTGTTTCCGATGATACAGTGACAACTTCATTAACAACTCCCCAGGCAAAACTTCCAGCCATGGCTCCTGATGTTGTTGATACTGACGGTACTACATTGGTCAAATCGATTTCTTTTACCTGTACTCCAGGCGAAACTAGATTAGCCATCTAAACTCCTTCATGTTATTGATAAGATTATTCATAATAAGGATTTTCTCAATATACTTATTTATACTACTTAAGCTTTCCATATTTGCCAACCCTTCCCAAATGGGTGGTCATCATCATTTTGCTGTGGTATAATACCTACTGGTATGACTTCATCTTCTAATTGTTTAACTTTTTCCTTGTATAACATTTGTTTCATATCTACATCGGTTGATTCTGCAAAGAAAGGAGTAGATGTGAACCATCCAAACATAACTAAATTCATCATGAGGTCATCATTTGAATTATGATCTGCTTGGTAAGATGATCCTTTTGCTACAAATGTACTCATCTCTCTAATTGTTTCTTCGTCTTTTATTGCTAATTTCTTTTGCTGCATAATATCTCTTATATTAGAACAGCCAATTCTTTTAATTTTAGCAGTCATATTTACACCAATAGCATTCGCTTTAATCATAGACTCTACGAATACGTTCTCATATTCTAATTCATAGTATAAACCATTACATACTACTTGTCCTGCATCGTTAGATTCAATCACCACATAACACTCATTATAATGTGTAGCATACTTGTATATCATGTCAGGAAGTAATAAAGGGCTTATCATGTTATCACGGTACGTACACACCTGCACAAAGGGGTTACATGAGACATCTATGACTGTAAATGTGGAATAGTCTTGGCCTCTTCCTCTAGATACGTCAACAAACATTAAATAATTATGGCCTTCCTCTGGTTGATTCCATATCTTTACATTATTAAGCATTTCTATAGGATTCATAGCTCTTAGTGCTAATAAGATATCTGCAGATATTAATGTATTACCTGTACCATGGAATGAGTTGCCAAACTCTTGGTCAAACTGAAGTTCAGATGTATTCTCAATAGTCATCTTCCTCCATTTCTCATCTCTTCCAGGTACATCCCACCAGTCTACACGCGTGGCATCAAATTCATTTGTTCCTTGAAGAGCTCCTTCATATAGTTTATGGAACATATTACCTATACCATTGGCTGTAGATGTGATAATGATCTTAGATGTTTTACCTGATGAGATAACCGGATAGGTTGATGTATAAAACTCAGCGGCGTTATCTACAAATGCGAACTCGTCAAGGTATACAAGGTTAAGTGACATACCACGAATAGAGCTTGATGATGTTGCTGCTGCGATGATTCTACTATTATTTGAAAAGCCTATGGACTTCTTATTGAGTGCATTACAACCAGGTTGTAAAAAGAATGGCAGATTTTCTAACATAAGAGTAATCCTACCAAGCATTTCTCTAGCAATAGCTTCCTTATTCGCTAGGATACCTACAACTTGTTCACCTTTAAAGATAGCATACCATAGAAGATACGCGACCACAGCAATGGATTTACCACTCTGACGACATGCCAGAACGATATTAAATCGATTGGCAGTAAATGTATCAAACATTTTCTCTTGATATGGGTATAGGTTAAAGGGTATTAAGCCTTTATCGAGGTGGATTACTTTACAATATTGTTTTGCAAAATACTTAGGGTTCTTTAAACACTTTGAGTATTCTAGTAATTCCTCTTTAGTCCATGGGTGTTCTACATCAGCACCCCTAACATTAGGATTGCCTAAGTAGTTACTCTCTATCATCTATCAAATAAGTCCGGTTCGTGTTCTATTACCTTTTCATCGCGTAGCATCTTCTGTAGCTCAGCTGTTGAGCCAATAAAAACATTGTTGTTTGTTCCAGTAAGAGCAGGAGTATCATCTTTATCTTGTTCCTTTTTACTCTTATGGAGTTTAAGAATCTTCTCGCCTATCTCAGCATTATTTTTAATTAACTGACCAAGTACTTCGAATGCTCTTGGGTGTTCTGACTCACGAGCAAGGTCAAGCATTAATTCTATTGCTTCATCACCTTGCTCCGCTAAGTCATAAAATTGTTTCCTGACTTTCTGATAGTCGGAATCAGTTTTAGTGTTCGTGCCAGTCGATATGGGCTTCTGGGTTTTCATCTCCATGCTCATGGTCGTCTTCGTGTTCCTGTGGGTTCTCATAATCTGTATTCCATAATTCCATTACACCAAACTTTGTACGGCTCTCATCTTTATTACCGCCCTCATAAGGTATAGCTAAATTTTCTTCAATAAGAGTTTGGTTAGCATCTTTGCCATTTATCTCAATCGTACCAAGTACTCTTCCGAATTTACCTTTCTCCATATCTTCTGTAACTAAAGTAAACTCTCCATTTGTTTCTGCTAATAATTCTATTAGTCTATGCTTTGATGCCATTCCCCATGACTTCTCTGCTAGGTTTCTTGTTCTACTCTCAGGTGTATCTATACCCATTAAACGGATGCGATCCCTCATGAATACTGAAAAACCTAATTCTATATCTGCGTCAATGGTATCACCATCAACCACTCTTACTAGTTGTGCGTTAAATCTGAACATTGTATTCTCCTCTATACGTCAGTGTCAAAAAAGTTAATCGTTTCAGTGTATGGTTCTTTAAAACCACCAGCACCATCGCTAGTAGTAGTACCATCCACCGATTGTTGCTCAAATTTATGAGTTGTCGGATCAACATTCTCTGAATAATCAACTTCTGTTTGGAGAATTTGTTTGCTCTTTCCTATACCCCTATAATAACGAATACGAGTTCCGAACTGTAATGTATATATTATAGCTCTTCTCGTAACTAAATCACCCTCATAATCATCATTTAAGGTGACACTCTCTAAAACTATAGGAGTGTCGGTTGTGATATCCATACTTGGAATATCTTTTATTGTTACTGTGTATTCCGGTTGGAACATTGGCAGTATCTG